GGTACGTTAACTTTTATATTGTATTCTTTTTGAATCATATCATTTAGATTAGTGTTAATCAAACTAATTATGCCTAGCACATCATCTATTTCATCAGGGTGTGTGTCAATTACCATACTATCGTGGACACTGTTGACTAAGCATGAGTGCATAGGGCGTAACAAACGATCTAGTTCTATCAGCACAACAGGAACGACATCTCCTGTAGCGAAGCCTTGCACAGGATAGTTCTTAATCATAGTGAAGTGCGACACAGTGCCGTTCTCTCTACGTATGACATCAGGGAATGCGTACTGTCTGCCACTAACGTTGGTTATCTTACCTTCGTTAACAGCCTCGTTACCTAGTCTGCTATGCCAACTAGCTATGCCTTTGTACTTCTCAACGAACTGCTTGTAGTACGCAGCCTCTGCTTTAGATCTACCATATCCAGTAGCACCAAAGAGAGGGGCGAAGGTATGTGCCTTTGCTTCCTGTCTAGTTGTAGGCTGCCCTGCATCACTGATAACCTTTGCAGTGTAGGAGTGTACATCAAACCCTGTATCTATCTCGTGCATGGCTGTCTTGTCCTGTGCTAAAAACGCAGCCGTTCTGAACTCAAGTTGGGCAAAGTCGGACTCAATAATTTTGCCACCCTCCCATCTTGAGATGAACACACGTTTTATTGGGAAGGTTCCTCCTCTGGGCATGTTTTGCATGTTGGGGTTTCGTCCAGAGAATCTACCTGTACTGGTGATATGCTGGGTAAGGTTGATGTGTAGTTTGTCACTTCCTTTACAGTTGGTGATAATACCATCCACAAAACTGCTAAGATAACTGCTAATAGCACTAAGCCTTTTAAGGTCTTGTAAAAACTCATTTGCTTTCTCCATGTTGTTGTTTTTAGCTGTGGCTATCAATGCGTCTAGGTTTGTTTTACCTACACCGAAGCCATTGGCACTGACCCACTTCTTACTTGGTGGAAAGAACCCAAGCCCTGCCATTTCGTTTGTTGCTGTGAGTAGGAAGCCCCTACTGTCACAGTCTTTACATTTGTTTGGTAACTTATAATATGTACCATCCTTTCTTTTCTTGTGTACTAAACCACGCCCATTACAGTTGGGGCAAGTAGATGCCTTAGTTTTAAATAACATCTTGCTATTCTTTTTTACTGCATCCTTAAAACCTTTGTCATCTACATACTCAAAGATGTCTACCCATTCTTTTTTATCGTTGGGCTTACGGCTAAAGATCACCCACGACATCTGCTCTGGTGAGTTAAGATTAATAGGTGTGCCACCCATCAACTCTCGTGTGGTGGCTTGCAGTCTATCAAGTATTTCTTTGCGCTCTCGCTCGAATCTATCACGGACGTGTTCGAGGGCATGTCTATCCACCCTGATTCCTGCCATTGACATTCTTGTGAGGACTTTGCAGGTTCTAAAGGTAACGTCTTTGACTGCTCGAAGGGAAGCGGAGGCTGGGGTTGAAAAGTCAGCTTCGGTAGCTTTGTACAACTCCCCAGTAGTAAGCAAGTCATACTCAAGATAATGGCTGAGTTCGTCAAGTGGTATCTCATTTGTGTTGTATCCTTTCTTGTAGTACGCCTTGAGTGTATCGTCCTTTTGATACTGTAGATCACGTCTAATAGCGCACTGTTCCAAACTTAGTGGTTGCTTCTGTCCACGTAAAAGTAAATATTCTGCAAGCATTGTGTCATATATGTCACCATCATACTTGAAACCGTTAGCCCAAAGCCAGGCTAGGTCATACTGTAGGTTGTGTCCTATCAGTAACGTTGTGTTATCTAGCATTCTTTGTAGAACACAGTCGCTCTTCTTGTGTTTTTCTGTGGCTTCTTTGTGATCAAACGGTAATAGTCTTTTCTCTCCTGTGTCCAAACACAGTACACCCACCTCAGTAAGTGTGTTGCTTGGCTCGTAAGGATCGTTGAATATTTTACCATCTCGTAGAGTTATTGAGTTCTCTACATCTACTACTCTTCTCATGCTGAGTACCTTGCTCTCTCTCCATCTAACTGACAGTGGACAACCCCATGCCATCCACCCTTTAGTTTATTCTTTGCTACGTTTAAGTGTCGCTGTGTGTCTGACTCATACTCACCCTCTACTTGTGGGTTTTTAGATATCAGTATCATTAGATCGCACTCAGCAGCTTTACCTGTCTTACTACCCTCAAGCATAGACTGATCTACATATATCTTACCCTCTGCTTCTGCTGATAGCTGAGACATCCAAATAACTGCACAGTCGTACTGCTTGGCTATGTTCCTAGCGTGTATGGCTGCATCTTTAAGATACACATGAGAATCTGCACCTGTCTTGTTAGCAAACTTGTCACCCATATCTAACACTACAATGTCAGGCGTGTGATGCTTTACTACAGCCTCAACCCACACCATGTCCTTGCCAGTGCTATCTACTATTCGTATGTTGTCGTATACTGGTTTGTACCTTGTGGATGCAAGAGCGTAGTTATCCTTTATCTCTTCCATAGGCATATTAGATGCAGCACTGAGATACCTAGCACCAACACGAGTGTAGTCCTCTTCGTTGCACAGGACGATACATTTAGCACCTTGTCTAGCAAAGCCACGCTCAGAGGCAATCAGAGAGGCGTGGAAAGATGTTTTACCTGTGTTAGGTCTAGCACCCACCAAAACTAAATGCCCACCTGATATTCCCTCTACCTTGCGCTGCAGTGACGGTATGTTAAACTGCCACTTAGACTGTATCTCATTAGCTACCAACAGATTGTCAATAGATATGTCACCCCACTCTACTTTTAAGTTAGGCAGGAAGTTATCTTGATAGTCTGTTATTATGTTACGCAGTGGTTCTAGTGTGTTCTTCTCACCATTCACGTAGTCAAAACCTAAGTTAGCTACCTCTTCACCTACTACCTGTTGGAATAGGTTAGACATAACTTCTTGAGCTACCTCTTGGTTCATAGGTTTCTCTTGCCGTAGCTTCTCAAACAATCTTTTGTAGGACTCTTTGTTTGCTGTAGTCAGTGTCTCTCGTGTAAAGAACAACCCCTCTAACTCTGAGAAGTTTAGATCCTTATCGAACTGGCTCATGGCGTAGTCTATGGTTCTCTTTACCTTGCGTACATCCTTAGTAAACAGTTTGTCTGGTGTGTGTATGCCTTTGTTACTGTCATAGAAATCTTTATCCATGAGTGTCCTAAGTAAGGCTAACTCTCCACGCTCCATTTATATTCTCCTTATGTACAATTGTTGGCTTTCCTTTTTTCTGCTGCTGCCTTACGTTCCATGCTGTTCATAGGGCGTATGAAAGTCTTTACGCCCATATGATCCTGTAGTTTCTTTTGCTTGTACGCTACGTCTTCCTCAATACTTCTGCGTTGAGTTTCAGATAGCGTCTTTGCGCTGAGAGTTCTTATCATACGATAGATATCTTTAGTTAGTTGACTCTCTTTTTTGTTCATCTTCAGTTTCCTTTATGTGTTGCAATATTGTCACAGCTTCTTCACTTGGTATCTTAAACCACTCACCTTGTCTTTCACCACACATAGCTGCAGCCTTGTGCGCTACACGCTCCGCTTTTTCTCTGTCGGGTGTAGAGATGGTGTGTACCAACTGGTAATCACGCATAGGTGAGTAAGTATGGTAGTCTTTAAATCTATTTTGTGCATCAACGGCACAGCCTATCTTTACCCAATCAGGCCAAGCTGGGTTGGTAATAACATATACGTAACCTTCTTTTACTTTCTTATCTTTTTGTAGTGAATCAAAGTTGGCATCGCCACGAGATATATATCTGCCAGGTTTATGCAAAGGATGTGACTCTTTAACATATTTACCATCGACATACATACGATTAGGGTTACTCTTTACGTTTCTCTTCCTTTGTATCTCTGCGCTGTTACCGTCTTGATAGTAGTATGGTTTACCTGTTCTTGGGTTAATCTCCTGAGACATCATGTCTTGCTCCTTTATGTTTGTCTTTACGTTGAGGTTTAGGTTTCTTCTTATCGGGTACTACTTGTTGTCTATACTTAGATTGTCTAACCTCCTTTGCCATTGGATTTT